CATGAATTCCAAATCGGCTAAGCCAAGAATTTGAAGTTGCTCACGAACACCTTTCTTATGACGGCGTGGCACAGAAGCAAAAGTACGTTTTGCTAATTCAATGTGCTTAGCGTAAAGAAAATGTAGTTCCATAAATTTGTCACCTCCTCCCCACAAATTCCGAACATGAGTAACGAGTGCAGTAGCAGCTTCCCTAATGTGGTGTAGCATGCTCCTCATCCCCTTCTTCTTTATGCTCAGTTTCTTTGTCAGATTCAAAGCGTTCCCGGTAATCTTCAGGAACTTCAGTTGGCAAGGTGAAGTTAGTTACCACCTTTGCCATTTGTTCTACCTGGTATTTAACCAGTAATAAGTGTTCACTAATATTCGCATTGTCGTCAGCTTGTTCAAGCATCGCACCACTAGCTTTTTCAAGAAGTTCCTCTGTTTTCTTAAGTTGCTTACGTTGTTCATCTATAACAACTTGAGAGTCATCAAGAGTTTTCTTTAGGTTTACCACCTGTTCCGCCGTTTTGTCCGCTTGTTCAATAGCGTCGCTCATAGCGTACTTTTGAAACGAATCTTTATACACCTTTCGAAGTACTAAATCAATTACATCGTTGTCTGGTGTAGCTAAGTGGTTCCCGTCAATTTCCCTTTCGAACGCGGTGTATTCACCATCCGTGGATTGGATAAGAACCCTAGTTTTTTCCTGATCGAACGTTAGTTGCTTGCTTACTATCCGGAACATCTTGCACCTCCAGTTCTGCCAGCTTCTCTTTCAACTGACGATTTTCTTCTTCCAATAATTCACAGGCCCGTTTATACATAGCCCGATTTGCTTTTTCCTCAGCCAAAGCCAATGATGTTTCAGCTAATGCTTGTTTAGTTGCTTCCAATACTAATTCTTCCATAGTTACCTCCAGCTATTCTCCCCATGTCTGCTTACCATAATATCCGCCACGATCATATAGACAAACGCTGCCCCAATTCCCGAACCAGATACCGGAATTGCCATTGTTGCTTTTAAGCAGAACACCCGGCTCACCATCTATTGTCATGTCCTGAAAGACAATCCCTTTGCCAGAACCAGTGCCCATTCCAGTCAAAACAGAAATATATCCATTATCGCCATTTATCGACATGGCAGTACCAAATAAGTTTTCTTGTTCATACTTTGCATAACCCAACGATAGTGTATGACCTTTTTTAGCCCAAAGAACAACACCGGGAGTAGAGGCATAGGAAACAGACCCAGCCCACTTCCCCTTTCCCCAGAACTGAATCCCATCTGATATATACTTAGCAGATATGGACCCATCATTCCGGGTAGAAAACATGCCGTCACCATTGATATGCAAATTGTTGCTTACGCCATTAAAACCGGCTTGGACAAACTTAGCAATCTCGCCGGTTAGACTTTGCACATTGATATTAACGACCTTTAATTTTCCGCCATCAAGAGTACCAAAGGTAATCTTGTCAGCTTGAAGATCAGTAATATGGGCGCTATTGATGACGCCTTTTTCAATGTATGTCTTACCAGTAATAGCATTCAATTTACCATCGAGACGGAACCCATCAGCAGTTTGACTGAAGATAGATTCACCGCCATTGACCTTATTACTAATAGCTTGAATGACCTTATCCGGTGACTGCTCAATGATAGACTTAAAGTGTTCAGTGGTTACACTGTCACGGATGATACTAGGTGTTTGTTCTCGGATAGAACTAGCTGCATCGCTAGAAGCCTTTGCTAACAACTTACCCGCAATAGTAGCTAAGTCAGTCTGCAAGTTGTTGTGACTATCATAGAACTGAGCGTACAAACCACGGGAAGAAAGGCTAATTTCACCTCTCAATCCTTCAACTTCCGATTTCATCTTGAGTGTCAGTTGCCGAAGGTTTTCAATCAGTTCAGCTAACTTACTTCCTTGTGACTTGTTTTCTTCATAAGTCGAAGCTGAATCACCTGCCACAAGCCGAAGTTCCGTAAGAATTGTGTCCCCAATTAAATCAGGTTTGATGCTACCATTCTTAAGTGTGATAACAGAATCAGGTTTAGGTGCTAAGAACGTATAAGAAAACAACCCGTCCCCTTCTAGCAAGGTGAACTCAGGATTCTTGTCAATCTGAGCATTAAACTTTTGTGGCATTTACTTCACCACCTAATCAGTCAATGGCCATTCAGTGAAGGCACTAGGCTTAATGCCATTGACAATGGACATGACAACTTGATAAGTCTTGTTGCCTTTGCGTAGCGTACCAGAGAACATAACATTGTTATTATCCATCTTAGTAGCAGTCCCAAAGGCACCACTCTTAGAGTCCTTTTGCATCGAGATCCCGACAGGAACAGCATCCGACTTAAGATAGTCTCCAAAGTCTTGATTACTTTGGCTAGCAGATAATTTTGTGTGTTGCGACAAGTTAGCCCATGGCTTCCATGTTCCGCCGGTAACCGAAGCAACGTAGAAATCGCCATTCCAATGCGGAGCAAAACAATAGACATAATTTGTCGAAGGTTTCCACACGAACACCTCTTTGACAGGGGCGTTCATATCTCTTACGATGCTAAATCCGATAGGGACCGAGTTGCTGTTGATGTAGGAACCAAAACTTGTCCCTGATGGGCAAGTGTTAATGGCAATTGTTGCTCCCCATTCGTCAAGACCAAATTTTCTTAGCAGGGCAGTAAGTACATTACCATTCGCCACATCAGTGACATTCCACGCTTCACTATTGATTCGCTTGCGAACCCACATCCGGCCATTCGTACCAACGAATAGCTGCCAGGTAAAGTGCCCTGATTGTCCAAGCGAACCTATACCGTTTGAGAAAACTAGGATAAACCCATAGGAGCTAGAGATACCCTTAGAAGCCATGTTCGTGGTGTATTGATAAATACCTGGAGTCGATAAGTTATCGACGTCATTGTTAGTTTTGACTATCTTAAAAAGCAAAGCCACTAGATTCTCGATGCTGATAAGACTATCCAGCTCAGAAACCGTCCCAGTCCTAAACTTGTTTACCGTCCCTTGAACCCGGTTAACCGATTCAACACTAGCATAGCTAGTTCTATCATCAACCGTAGTAACCGTAATATTCTTATCAGAAGACACACTCACCAGGTAGCGAATCGTCATCTGAATTCGATTGACCCTGTAATCTTCCAAGACAGGAGGGTTAGCAGTATCACCACCGTATAGCCATAGAAACTCTGGACCATTCCCAACTTTGGCAAAGATACCGACTTCCGACATGGCCTTTCTTCGTGTGTTATCAAGTTCCTTGTTGTCAAGAACAATCTCAACAACTTTCTTATCACCTTCATTCGTAACAGTTGGAACCTTACGAACAAATTGAGCTGCTAATGCAGTCGCATTCTCAGCATTCGTGGATCCATTCCCAACTGCCATTCCGGTGACAACTAGTTCGCCTTGTTTAAGCATTTCACGCTTACCCACATTAGTAAGCGTTAGTTGAGTAAAGGGCATATTATTCTAACCTCCATTCAATATGTGTCGTGCTAGGTACAGCCTGCACTTTCATAACAGGGTTTTGAACAGTAACCCTATTCATATCTCCTTCTACACTGACATTGACATGTTCTACCAATGGCTCAAGTTCAATTGAGTGGCTAGTAGAAGTCTCCGTCACATCAACCCGAACCACAACCGGGTAATACCCTTCAGCATGGCATGTCAGACGGTAATCATCCAAATACACCTTATCGAACGTGACATCGCCACCTGTCTTAGTCAACGTTGGATAGTGTTGATTCTTAGGCTGCATGACAACTTCAGTAGGAATCTGACTTCCACCTCTTCTTGTGCGTACCAAGAATGACCGGTGAGGACGTTCAACAAATCTCGTGACACCAGCCAAGGTATATTTTTGACCCGTTGTGAAGCCAGACCCGTTGTGTCGAATCGTAATGCTTCCTTGCTCCACCGTAATGGTGACTGGTTTTCGAGTATCAAGTTCTTCCTGGATGCGGTTCTTGGTGTAGATCATGGTATTGTCATTACCAATCAAACCAATTGATAGCTTTTGACTATCGTCTAATCGCTTAATATCTGACAGTAAAGA